CGCATACGCCAATATGCGTGTCGCCTAATTGAGTTTTTAAAAGTAAGTTTGCGGGTGTCCTCATAGACCCAAAAAAGTTATGAGTCAGTGGCTTTACATTTTTAATCCTGTGTAAATAATCAAGTAAACTTACTTTTAAAACCTCAAGCTCCACCTCTCCTCTGCCGACATTTTGCTATCAACTTGTCGGTTTTTTTATATTCACAAATAGGATACCCCTATGAATACTTACATTATTGACACTGAGTGTTATAAAAACTATTGGCTATTTTTAGCCGTTAATCATAAAACAGGTGTATCGCTTGAAATAGAATTGTTTGGCGAAGATACAAAGTTAAATGAGCAGCAAGCCAAAAAGATACAGCGTCTACTTCTCAATCATGAAACCGTTTCATTCAATGGGTTGAACTACGATATACCCGTTATTCATGGCGCATTGGATTCATGGGATTGCTCAAAGTTACACAAACTTTCCACAAAAATAATCACAGATCAGCGCGTTACTTGGCAGATTCTCAAAGAGCATAAGCTCCAAGTCCCTACTTACGATAAACATATCGACATTATTGAAATCCCCATTGGACAGGCATCGCTTAAAATTTACGGTGGACGTATTCACACCCAGAAAATGCAAGACTTGCCAATTGATCCTAACGAGTTAATAAAAGATACTGAGCGTAGTTTGATGCGCAAGTATTGCAGAAACGATACTCAAGTTACCGGTGAACTGTTTGACAAGCTCAAAGGGCAAATAGACTTGCGCAAAGAGATGACACAGCAATACGGTATCAACCTCAATTCAAAGTCCGATGCGCAAATTGCTGAAGCGATTATTAAATCAGAATTGCAAAAAATGTGCGATATATCAACTGCAAAATTTAAAGCAAAGCAATATGAAAATAATCACGTTTTTCGGTATTCCAATCCTAAAATAATTGAATTTAAATCAGAAAAACTTAAGTCCATTTTCAATAAACTTATTAATCAAGAATTTACCATTGCTGATAATGGGGCAATAATTTGTCCAGATTGGTTAGGAGAAAGGATAGTTATCGGGGAAACAGAATATCAAATGGGCATAGGTGGAATTCATTCTTGTGAAAAAGCACAACATATTAAGCGTAAAAATGATTTTGTTTTAAGTGAACAAGATGTCACAGGATTTTATCCAAATATAATTATGCAACAACGATTGTATCCAGATAATTTAGGTGAAAATTTTTTGGAGTTATATGAAAAAATAGTAAAACAAAGAACAATGGCTAAAAAAAGAAGCGGTGAAATAAAAAAAGAATTAGAAATATTAAAATTGCAATTAAAGTGACTAGGTATTATCCTATTATTTTAATTAGGAGGTAAAATGATAGCCATATATTCCATAGTATGTAAATTTAACAATAAACGATATGTCGGTAAAAGTCGAAATGTAAAACAACGATTTTCACAACATAAATATGATTTGAAAAAAGAAACAAAAAATAAGGACTGTAATCGACATTTATTCAACGCAGTAAAAAAATACGGAATTGAAAATTTTGATTTTGTAATACTGGAAGAATTTGAATCAATATCTGAAAATGATTTAAAAGATAAAGAATTGTATTGGATGGATTTTTATAACTCATGTGATAGAGCTTTTGGATACAATTTACGCAGAGATTCATCCACTGAAACAACAATGAGCGATGAAACAAAATCAATTAAATCACTATTAAGCAAAGGTGAAAATAACCCTAACTACAAAAATAAATGGTCAGATTCTCAAAAACAAAGAATGAGTGATATTGCAAAAGAAAGACATCGAACTGGATTGCATTATGGAAACGAGTGGAAATCAAAACAATCAATTAAATCAACATTAATGTGGAAAGATTTGAACAAGAAAAACCAAATGGCTGAAAAAGTAAAACTAGCCAAACGACAATTTATATTCCACCAATACGATTTGAATGATAATTTTATAAAAACATGGGATTCCGTTGAAGATATTTTATTTTCAAATCCAACATGGAAATGGCAAAACATATATTCAGTATGCAATGGATATAAACCAACTTATCGAGGATTCAAATGGAAAAAAGAGAAATTGAACAAAAAATAAAAGAACTGGAAAAGGAATTGGCAGAATGTGAAGTAACCGCAGCAACACTTAAGGTCACAAATAATGGAAGTTTCGGTAAATTTGGAAGTAAATACAGTTTTTTATACGCTCCTAATTTATTATTACAAACCACTTTAACTGGTCAATTGTCGTTATTAATGTTAATTGAAACTCTTGAAGATAATAATATAAAAGTAGTCAGTGCAAATACTGACGGCATTGTCATTTATTATCATAAAGATAAAGTAGATTTAGTTAGTGAAATTTTATTCGATTGGGAAATAACCACTAGCTACAATTTGGAGCAAACTGATTACCGAGAACTGGCATCGCGTGATGTAAATAACTATATTGCTGTGAAGCTCGATGGCAAAACTAAATGTAAAGGATGCTTTGGTGAAGCGTCAATGAGTAAAAACCCCGACGGCTTAATCATCTATGAAGCCGTTGCTGAATTTATCGCTAACGGAACGCCAATTGAAAAGACAATTACCGATTGTGAGGATATTAGAAAGTTTGTCACAGTTCGCAGAGTAACAGGTGGTGCATTGTTTAGAGGAGAGTATCTTGGTAAAGCAGTTCGCTTTTATCACAGTTGCGATTTAGGTCTTGCTGATATGTCACTTGTTTATGCAAAGAATGGAAACAAAGTCCCGATGTCACAAGGCTGTCGTCCATTGATGAATTTGCCAAATGCTTTTCCAGAGGATATTAATTTTTATTATTACTACACTAAGGCAAACGAAGTGTTAAAAGGAGTTGGTTACAATGCTTGAAAAAGAAATTGAAAAATACCTGTGCGATCAAATTAAAAAAGTAGGTGGAACGTGCGAGAAGTTTACATCACCTAATCGTCGCTCCGTCCCAGACCGTTTAATTACTTTACCGTTTCAGCCGATATTTTTTGTTGAATGCAAAGCGCCTAAAAAGAAGCCCACTGAAGCACAGGAACGCGACCATCAAAGACGACGCGAGATGGGCGTCCATGTCTATGTCATTGACTCAAAAGAAAGCGTTGATACCCTGTTACTTTATCGATTACCAGTGGAAGGCGATTATGCGCACTAATATTAACTTGCATCAAGGTGAGTGCATCGAGTTTATGAAAACTCTACCCAATAATTCAGTTGATATGGTATTAACTGACCCTCCTTACGGCACGACTGCGTGTAAATGGGATAGTGTGATACCTTTTGAGCCCATGTGGGAACAACTGAAACGAGTTGTAAAAGACAACGCTGCGATTGTTTTATTTGGTAGTCAACCGTTCACAAGTGCTTTGGTGATGTCAAACCCAAAGGGTTTCCACCACCAATGGGTTTGGGAAAAGAATATAGCAACAAACTTTTACCACGCAAAACGAATGCCATTAAGAAACACTGAGGACATTCTAGTTTTTAACAAGCCTAGATACTATCCTATAAAGACAACCGGACATCCTCCAACCCAGTCAGCTAACGGTAAGTCCAGTGGCGTTTTGTATCACGGGGACAACATTAGACGGTACGCAGGTGGAGATACCACTAGATTCCCAAATACAATTTTAAAGTTTGATGTTGAAGACCAAAAAAATCGGCTTCACCCTACGCAAAAACCTATCCCCTTATTAGAATACCTAATCAAGACGTACTCGTTGGAAGGCGAAACTATATTAGATTTCACAATGGGTAGTGGTTCAACAGGTGTGGCTTGCGTTAACACTGGGCGTAACTTTATTGGCTGTGAGTTAGACAAAGGTTATTTTGATATTGCTGAAAAACGAATTGATTCTGCTGAATGGGAGTTTAATTTAAAATGAGAACTAGAGCAGAACTCCGTCATTACCAAGTCAGAACCTCCGCGTTTCAAATTGAACAAGAGCGAACACTTTGTGCGCTTAAAATGGGGATGGGGAAAACAGCTTCTACGCTCACTACAATCCACGATTTAATTGATGCTTGTGTGATTACCAAAGCGCTTGTTATCGCGCCACTGAGAGTAGCTAATAGCGTCTGGGCGCAAGAAGCAAAGGAATGGGAACATCTCAAAGATTTAAAATTCAAAATATGTACAGGCACAGAGCAAAAGCGCCTAGCCGCCTTGCACCATGATGCGGATGTTTATGTTATTAATCGAGAAAACGTGGTCTGGTTAGTGAATCACTATAGGGATAAGTTCCCCTTTCAAATGGTGGTCATTGATGAATCCAGTAGTTTTAAAAGCGATAAAAGCAAACGTGTCAAAGCACTACGCAAAGCATTGCCGTATGTTCACTACATCACTCTGCTTACAGGTACACCTTCGCCCAATGGTTTGCTTGACCTGTGGTCACAATGCTATTTAGTGGATAACGGAAAAGCACTTGGGCGAACCATGACTATGTATAAAAGCCGATTCTTTGAACAGGATTACAGCGGTTACAAATATACCCCTCGCAAAGATTCACAAAAGAAAATCGAAGCATTGATAGCGCCATTTACCATATCAATGGAAACCAGCGATTACCTTGAAATGCCAGACTACATTGAATTATATGAAGAAATTGAATTACCACCTACGATAATGAACAATTATAAACTTCTTGAAGAAAAACTTTATTTGAAGTTTGAGGAGTCTGAAGTTGAAGCATTGAGCGCAGCGACACTTGCCAATAAGTTATTGCAGTATTGCGCTGGTGCTGTGTACGTCGATGAGTTTAAAAACTATGAAATAGTCCATGATGCAAAACTTGATGCGCTTGCAGACATTATTGAGCAGAACGATGGGGAGAATATCCTTGTTGCCTATAACTTCAAAAGCGATATTGAGCGATTGCTTAAACGCTTTCCCAATGCACGAGTTCTCGATAAGCATCAAAGCACTATTGATGAATGGAACAATGGCGAAATACCCCTTCTATTTGCTCATCCTCAATCAGCCGGTCACGGTCTTAATATCCAACACGGTGGTAGCATGATTGTGTGGTTTTCACTGAGCTGGAGTTTGGAATATTACCAGCAGTTTAATGCTCGATTGTACCGGCAAGGACAGACTATGGCGGTAAGGATTATCCACTTAATCTGCAAAGGCTGCATTGACGAGCGAATCATTAACGTATTGAAAGATAAAGATATTGTGCAATCTGACTTACTTCGTGCATTAA